CGTCGCATCTCTTCCAAGAGCGTCACAGCGCGGTCGAGGTAGAACACGACGGAAGGGTGAGAACGGTCACCTGCTCTAAATCGGTCCAAGGTCTGAATTTCGCCGTCGAGCTTCATCAGCAATGCCGGGAAGCTGATTTGCAACGGAGCATGCTTGTCTGCCTGCCGGCCGATTCCGTACTTCTTTGCCCATAACCGGATCGACTTGTCACCAACACAGGCGAAGTGCATCGCCGTCTCAATCCGGATGATCTCTGAGGGCATCATGGGAACGGGCAGCTTCCGTCCGCCGGCGATGCCTCGCTGCATTTCGTCATGATCGAGGAGAGAGGGCGCAAAGCAGCCGTCAGCCGCACCGCGCGGCTTTTCTGTAGCGATAATCGTTTTTCTCGCTACCACCGTCCTCTCCTCACGCGCTTTCGATCACGAGGTCATAGACATGACCAAACTCGCTGCCGAGTTCATGGGCTTGCCGGACCGCATCATCGTAGTTGGGGCCTGACCACATCACCACTCGACTGTCTGGCTCGACAGCTTCAACGAAAAACTGGTTCTGACCGATATCGCTGAGTGACGGACGAATTCCGTTCTCATCGATCACGACAGAGCGAACGAGGCGGCCATAAGATATCTCAACACGGCGCCTATCTGGAAAACTCAAAACATTGCTCATGCTACGCTCCTCTTGAACGGTATCGCCTCACCGCCTCCTTTCGGGCGGGGTATGTTATAGATCGTCTCCATGGCTGCCTTGCGGATAAGTGCAGGCATCACGTCGATAACATTCGAAGGCTTCGCATCTGCCCAGGCGAATAGACAAAGCTGGCTGGAATTCTTTTTCATGCTGCCCCCCGTGCTTCCATCTTCCAGTTCTCAACGTCGCAGCTGTAGAGAACACCACGCATCTGTCGCTGGAGAGCCATCTCCTGAAATGCTGGCGGTACACCCATTTTCTGGATGAACAATCGAGCCTCCTCTAGAGTCCTAGATGGGTCGAAGGGAAACTCCTGCTCGTCATTTTCTCGCGCGTGCGGATACGTTTCCTCTTTACCTCCAGAGCAAGAATCTCCTTTTCCTTCTTCTAGGTCCTGCTCCTTATTCTGCTCCTTATCCTTATCCTTGCTTCGAAGCCCCTCAGAAGCCCCTTGGAAGGCCCTCTCGAATCCATCGAGAATCGGCAAGGTTTTGAGGTGATAAAGGTCACGCCACTTTTCGTAAAAAGCCAACGTTATCGGGCAGATAGGGAGTAGTTCTAGTTGCTTCCCCACGGATACAACCTTGTTGTCCTTTGGAGCTAGCCGAGTGGCGATCTGTGCGGCGGCCATATTATGAACCCAGACCAGTTCCCGATCTTGGTCATAGGTGGCTAAACCACTGTCACAGACCCTTTGAAGCCCCTTCGAAGCCCCTTCGGAGGGTATGCCGAGATCGTGAGCCATATACCCAACGGCAAGCGGGTAAACCCCGATCATTGACGAGTGCTGGCTCGTCAACAGGTGGAAGTAGACTGCGATAGCATCCGTGTCACCACGCAGCTTTTTCACTTCCGATTGCCACGTCGTTGGTGGCACTTGCGCGAATGCTCTCATCCGTGCGCCCTCCGCCAAACTTTGTACTTGTTCGACAATGCCGCGGCCTCGCATGCCTCCAAGGCAGAGAGCCCGAAGCGCTCCCGCAGCGCCGGCACCATTGGCGTCGGCGTGGGGTTTTGTTCGGCCAGCCATTGCGCGGCCTGGATAACCGTTTCGTTGTGTTGGTGATCGGCGCCTGTCATGCTGCCTCCATGAAGAACGCGACCAGTTTGCTTCGCTCAGCAACCCATCGACCACCGACTTTCTTCGCCGGCAATTCCCCTTTCTCGAGGAGTGCGAAAGTAATCCGAGGCGTCCTCCCGATCACCTTCGAAATTTCTTCTCCGCCCCAGATAAGATCAATCTCAGTTTTCTCACCGCTCATCCTTTGGTCCCTTTTGTAACCAACGTTAACCACGGTGGTTACCTAACGCCTAACGTGACTTGCTGTCAAGCGCTTGGTGGTGCTATGTGGTTACAAATGGTGAAATGTGGGGATGCTATGAGTAGGGAAGATCCGCAGCTAAAAGTGCGCGTCACTGAAGAGATGAAGGCGTGGTTGACTGAAACGGCGAAAGCGAATGGCCGCTCGGTGAATGCAGAAATAGTTGCGCGCTTGGAGGCCGCACAATCAGGCGGAACAGGGGACGCTGGTGAGTGGCAGAGGAGATTCGAAGAAGAGCACCATGCCTTTCTCCGTATGGATGACATGTTCACCAAGCAAATGGAGATGGTGGACCACTTCCGTAGGCTTCTATCGAGAGCAAACCGAGAGGTGTTTCAGCAAGCTAGCGCGATCGAGACATTGGCAACCATCATTCTTGAACTTGATGATGCTCCGTCGTCAGACATCAAAGAAAGCGTCGAGCGCATCCTTGCTTCGGCCAAGCAGGTCAAGGTCGAATTCGGAAAAACCTTTCATACGGATGATTCAAACTGAGGTCTTGTCATGTCGGTACGGAAGCGTGAATGGGTAACTCCGAAAGGCGAGGCAAAGAGCGCCTGGGTAGTCGACTATTTCGACACCGCCGGTAAGCGCCGGCTGAAAACCTTTAAGCTCAAGAAGGAGGCGGAAAGGTTCGCCGCTACCGCCTCTGTTGAGGTCAGGGAAGGCGTCCACGTAGCTGACAGCGCTAGTGTGACCGTCGAGAAGGCCGGCTCTCTGTGGATCGCCTCGGGCGAAAGCGCAGGGCTTGAGCGCTCATCGATGGACCAGCGCAAAAGCCACCTGAAGCACCACATCAATCCTTTGATCGGTCAGACTCTACTATCGCGGCTTACTGTACCCGCCGTCAGGGACTTTGAGGACACGATGCGCCAGAATGGCCGATCGCCAGCTATGGTGAAAAAGGTTCTCACCTCACTCGGCTCTATTCTGTCTGATGCCAACGAGCGCGGCCTTGCAACGCGCAATCCAGTCCGAGACATCCGCTCCAGCCGCAAAGGACGCGACAGGCGCCAGGAGAAGCGCCAGAAGGGTAAGCTCGTCGTCGGGGTGGATATACCCACCAGAAACGAAATAAAGGCGCTAGTAGCGGCTCTGGATGGCAATTGGAGGCCATTGCTTGTCACGGCCGTCTTCACTGGCATGCGGTCGTCGGAAATCCGTGGACTTCGCTGGCGGGACGTGGATTTCAAGAAGGCCGAGATCCACGTCAATCAGCGCGCCGACCAGTTTAAGGAGATCGGCCCGACGAAATCAGAGGCGGGCGTCAGAACGATACCGGTTCCTCCCGTCGTCATCGCAGCACTGAAAGAGCATAAGCTACGGCAACCGCCTGGCTTCGATCTCGTCTTTGCCAATCCAGACGGAGAACCGCGGTCACACGCGAACATAGTCAACAAGGGCCTTAAACCAGCGATGATTCGAGCTGGCGTGACCGTAGGCGAGGGGGATGACGTCGAGGCGAAATACACAGGCCTTCACGCGCTGCGCCACTTCTACGCCTCATGGCTCATCAACCGGAAGGAAGACGGCGGCTTAGGTCTGCCGGTCAAAATGGTGCAGGAGCGCATGGGCCATTCCTCGATCGTGATGACAATGGACACCTACGGGCACTTGTTCCCGCGGCTGGATGATGGGACAGAACTAGCACAAGCCGCGAACATTTTGCTCGACTGA